CGGCCTTTAAACGAATCTCATAATTATATTTCATAAAAAACACCCCAAAAGTGTCCAACTTTTGGGGTGCAGTACACGGGCCGTCCTCCTCTGTTGTGGTCGATGCTGCTATCAGCGCACGGACACGTCGCCGACGGCTCCGCCTGGCAGGCCGCTTGTGATGCCCCGTTTGACTATATCAGCCCAGGTCTTACGCATAAGCGCGTATTTGAAAGCATCGGTGAAGTTCGTAGATTCTACGAGGCGTTTGGGGTCGGACGATTTCTCTGCGCTCTTATCCTTGCCGACTCGCTTCATGGCGTCCACGGTAGTCCTGGCAAGTTCGAGGGCGGCTTTCAGATGCCGGCAATGTATGGCGTCGATTTGCAATTCGGGGAGGAGGGGGTTGTGCCCGCTCATCAGTTCTCGCATGAAAATATATTCGTCGGCCATTGGAATATTGCCTTGGCCCAGGGACATAAGCTGCACGCGCCAGCCGGTTTTTGCTCCCGTGCCGTCCTTCTCGATTGCCTCTTTCATTTGTAGGGCCATTGACTGTTTGCTGCGGCCGTAGTTGTTCCCACTGCGGTCGTAGTAGAACTTTATCACCTTCTGTTTGTGCGGTCGGAAGTAGTCGAGGAATTTGTCGGCGATCTCCCGTACCCATTCGGGCGGGAGGCTATAAAATTCTTTGAGGCATCGGAATATGCGGCCGTCGTCCTGGCAGACGATCATCGAGAGCATATTGCCGAAGTCCATCGCCATATCTATCGAACGGTTCGGGTCGAGGTGTCGGAGGAGCCGGCAGTCCTCGGCATCGTGGAAGCCGAGCGCATTTTCCACGGCGGTATTGTTGCCGTCGTAGTAAAAGTGCCGTTCCCCGAGGTTACAATAGAACTGCTGGCCCCGGTCGATACGGGGCGGCATCGACAATATCGCAGCTTCCACGTCTGCGAGTTGTGAAGCCAAAGCATCAGCGAACCATTCGGGGGAGAGGATGTCGATGTTCACGTAGGAGGAAACGAGCATGAACATATTTTGGGCTTTCTCGTGCCTGCGAAGGTCCTGCCAGCGTTGCCGCCAGCGGTTCGCGGTTTTGTATTTATTCAGATATTCCTGGCGGTCCGTGTCGGATTGTGTGCGGTGAAACTTTTCCTTTGCCGCGAGGTATTCTTGCAGGGCATCGTTGGCAATGAGTGCCGTTTTCAATACGAGAAGGAGAGAGGGCGCGTCCATGTTCTTCGCACCTTTGAATATCCAGTCATATTCGCCCTTATTGCTGGTGTTCGGCATGTCCGTTGTGAAGGTTTCCCCCAGGTATAGCGGGGAGTGGCCGAACTGAATACGGTAGCCACGGCGGGCTTTGAGCAGGTTGCCAATTTTCGTTTCGGGGAAATATTTCACCTCGTCGCCCAGGATATGCACGTAGGAGCGACCGGCCAGGGATGCCGGGCGGTCGAGTGATCCGAACGTGATGTTCAGACCTGTGAAAAATATGATCGTTCGTTTGTAGGAAATGATTTTGTTGTAGGGCTTCCAGAAATGAGGCTTCAGCCATTGTTGCAGGTCGGCGCACTCTTTTTCGGTGAATGTCGGGGGTTGCTTTTCTACGACATAGTGGATGCCCTCGCGGAACCCTTTCCGTTCCAGGGCTTCGAATACCATTGGGAGTACGTTGGCGGTAAGGTTTGCGAAGGTGTCGGCCACCCATGCCACGGGGGCGCCCGGCATGTCGTACACCATTTCGATCAACCGCTCCACCTGTATTTCGGTCGTTTTAGCCGAACCGCGGCCGGCTACGATGCGGAGTTTGCGCGGCATAATCATCGCGCAAAACTGCGAGAACCAGTTCATGAACTGGAGGTCGGCATACGGTTTTTTCTCCGATTTAATTTTCGCACGATTTCCCATTCTCGAACATTTCGATAATATCCACGTCCTCGATCAGAGCCTCTTGGCGGAGGCGCCGTTTTTCGACTTCGGGGATGTGTAGTTGTTGAATTTGGTCGTTCACCTCTTGGCGGTTCACGGGCGGAAGGCCCAGCACCTCGGGAGTTAGTGAGAACATACGAATTTGTCGGAGGTACATGGCGGCGGGAAGTTTCTGTATTTCCGGTTCGTCGAGTTTGCGGATTTTCGCGGCCTTGGCTATTATCTCGCTGACTGCCTCGTAGTCCTTGGGGGTCTGCGCGGTTAGGAGAGCTGCGTGGGCGATGTTGTCGAGCATTTCGGCGTACTTATTCCGCATGGCCTCCTTGGTCGTGTTCCGGTTGGAGTAGAACAGTTGGTCGGCCTGGTCGTAGTAGTCCACGGCCCGGTCGTAGGAATAGCCGAACTGCTGTGTCAGCAGTTTTATAGTTGACCGCTTCCCGAACTGGCGGTCCAGGGAGTTGATGATCGAGAGCAGGTCGATAAATAATTTTTCGTTGTTGGAGAGTTCTGCCGTTCGGCCGGCCGCGACGTATTCGGACACCCTATCGAATGACTTTTGATCGTCGAAGCCTCCGAATATGTCGAGTTTTGAGGTTTGAAACGATTTTTCCCGGCGTATTTTTTCCAGGTGAAGGATTGACGGGAGGTCCCCGAGTTTGGCGTTGTCGAGAACCTTCGTACTTATCACGGCCTGCGCTTGCAGGCGGCCGCGGGTGATTGCCAGGGAAACAATGCTGTCCGGGTCTTTATATTCGGCCGTGAATTGGTCGATGTCGAAACCCATAGAAATAGCAATGTCGCGGGGATTCCATTCCAGGGCGCCGTAGCGTTGCAGTTCTTGTACCGATTCCGTTGTCAGGTCGTCCCCTATGATGTTTTGTTTGTAACTTAAATTTGCCATTACTCAAAAGATTTTATCCCGTCGAAAAACTCCCGGTAAAACTCGTAGATGCCGTGGTCGATAGTGATGCAGCCGTTTTCGGTTCGTGGGTTGGTGTTGATGTTGGCGGATGTTTCGACTGCGAAGGCGAATTTCGGCCCGATGCCGGCATATATTTTCGAATGATTCTTGAACACGGCGATTCTCCCCCCCCCCGCAATTTCTGGCGAACACGTCTTTTAGAAGTTGGTATTCAACCCGGTAGGAGTTCGGGAATATTTCACCTACATAGCCGTCGAGGTGTCCGATGCGGCCGGCTTGCAACCACTCCTCGAACTGTAATATGTCCTCGGCGGCCATGCACCAGGTGGAGAACAAACAGTAGGAAAGGGGTTGTTGCCGCAGTATTGCCTTCAGATACGAAAGGGAGTCCACGTCGCCACCGGTGATGAAGTGGTAGGCGTGGCCCTCCTGGAACTCGAACTTTTCGCAAGCATCCAGCAGCGAGGTTTCAGAGAAGGCCCGGCGGTATAGGTATTTTGTCGAAAGTTCGTAGCATTGAGTCTTTCGGCGGTGTGTTTTTCGGGGCGTCTCCTCTTTGGCCGGTTCGGCGAAGTCCGTCATGGCGAGGATGTCGAACAATTTATCGGGCATAGGTTTCAATTAGGTTGTCTACCTCTTTCAAAAGTTCTTCCTTCTGCTGGCGACGCTGTTCCCGCTGGGTGAGCAGGTGGGGTTTTGTGCCCTTTCTTATTTCGTCGTTGATCCGCCAGATCGCCAGTCGCAGGCGGCGCTGTTCGGCCAGTAGGGCTACGATGTTCAGCCCGCGTAATTTCCGTAATTGCCGGAGGTGGTCGAAAATCCGGTGTTTCCCCAGAATTGCATGGTGTTCGCGGTAGTAGTCGAGTTCGGCGAAGATGTTGCGGTTCTCCTGGAAATTCTCAATAGCAGCCCGCGCGGTCTGGTAGCACTCGTCGAGGGTTGTGCAGTCGAATAAGTGGTCATGGGCCTGGATGTAACGCTCGTGGGCCGTGATTTTATCGGCCGCCAGAATTTTCAACTCTGGGGGACAATCCAGATCGCGGAGGAACGGGAAGTCGTCGCGGAAGCGGCGGCGGGGTGTGGCGTTTTGTTCTTGCTCTTTCTCGATGCCGGCCAAGGCGCACAACTTTTCGATCAGCAGGGGCCGATATTTCGCCGGGTTCATTTTCACGAGCACCGGGAGTCGGGTGTTGCTGCTGAATTGTGAAAAGAGCAGGAGGCCCGATTGAACCTCGGCTCCTGCTCTCAACCATGCGCGAACGGCAGCAGTCGAGTTATTTTCCGCCATAGAGCAACGCGAGTCGTTCTTTGATCGGTGTAAACCCTTCCGCCGTCGTGCAGATAAATTTCTTCCGGAGGAGTGCTTCGGCGACTTTCGCCATGCAGGGGGTCTGCATATCCGCGAACGCTACGGTGTTGCCGAACGACATGCCGACCGCCTCGGGCAGTTCTCCGGCGTGGGCGATGCCATTGTATTTCTCGAAAAACTCCTCCGCGGTGAAGGTGTCGTCGTTGTCGAGAAGTTCCAGGGTTTTGAGTACGGCGGTCGCTTCGAGGAGTACCGGGAGCCGGGTGTCGCTGGTTTCCACCCATGACACGGGGGATGTCAGCTTGCGGCGGATGCGGTAAGCTATAAGGTCGGCGAGGTTCACGCGATGCGTGGGGAAGCAGTTGGCCGGCACGAGGACGAAGGTGTCCGGGATTTCCTCCTCGGCCAGCAGTCCGGTGATGAGTTCCGCGAAGGGCGCGGAACCTACCTCGCGGGGGAGGATAACGGCCGGGGCGGCTTTCTGTTCCCAGGCTTTCGTGAGCAGGGGAAGGGCTTCGGGCGTTCCGCAAACGACGATCACCACGTCTTTACACATGGTAAGGACGGGGACGATTTCTGTTTTGGCGGTGGCTACCTCTGCGGCGGCCTGTGCTTCGGCGGCGTCCTCGGTTTCGGGAACCTCGGCGGTCGGGGTTGCTTTCTTTGCGTCAGCGGCGGGGACATTGCCACCGGTGGAGGAGGCCCCGGCAGCAGGCGTGTTGCCTGCTGCTTGGGGGGCCTCGTTCTGTGTGGTTTTTGCTTTGTTCATTTCCGTAGCTTTACAAAGATTCGGGAGCCGGATCGGGAACCGTATCGACTACTGGCGGCAGTTCGCCGGTGTAGCGAAGGATTCGGAACTCGTCGCGGACATCCTGCTGGAGGGTGATAGTCTTTTTCGTCCCGTCCTTGGATTCGGTCGATTCGACCTTCATCGAAAGCGGGTTGCAGGGGTCGCCGATAAGCCGGGCGGAGTTGTCGTTGCAATCCCGCACGAAGGCGCCGAGGTTCTTGTTCGAATAATATTCGACAAAATCCTCGCTCTGCACGGAATTGCCGGGATGCTCGCCTTTGACGCCTTTTTTGTACCCGCGGGCATCGGCATCGCCTTCCGGCTCCTGGATGAGTTCGATGCTTCCGGGGGTCAGATAGAGACCGAACATTTTCTTTCCCTCTTTCAGCTTGAAGCCGGCCGAGGCGGTAGTAACACCGACCGTTCGGGTCGGATAGGTTTCTACGTCCTCCATGTCGAAAAGGAGGACGTTCGGATTCTTGGGGGTAGGATTGCCAGCACCACCGGCCGGTCGTCCTATTGATTTCGTTACGTAAGCCATGACTTTGTGGTTTAGAGTGATTCGTGATTTTCGTTACCCGCGGTCTGTTTGTCGGCCGCGCTCACGATCCACTTGCCGGGCGTGCCTTCGCGGGTCGAGGTGATCGCCTTGCTGGGATCGTAGCCGTCCGGCACGATAGCGAACACGGCCTCGCCGAGCAGGAAGCCGATGCCGTACCAGAACTCGATGTAGATACGGACTTCGCGGTCGTGCTTCTGGATGTCGGTAATGAACTGCGGCGGGTTCTTGTGGCGCAGGCCGACGAAGTTCTGTGGGGGCGTGGAGAACACGATGGGCGAGCCGTGGAGACAGTCGAGCGTCTGGAGGTAGCAGTTCGAGAAGTCTACGCGGTCCTCGCCGAAATTGACCTTCTCGGTCCCCGATTTCTCGCCCCACTTCGCCTTGTAAGCCCGCTTGTATTTGAGGTACACGTCGGCCGACATGAATACGGGCATCTGCTTCGACTTGTAGAGCGGGGCAATGGATGCCACGAAGTCGTCGATCACGGCCAGTACCTCGGCGTCGGTAGCTTCGAGCAGGTTCTTGGCGTCCGCGTAGAAATGGATGTGTTTGTCGAGGGTTTTCTTGGCTTCGACGAGCTGCGTTTCGATGCCGTTCATCGTCTCCTCCGTTTTCTCGGACCCTTCGACGAACTTGGCCTTGCCCGTGATGAACTCCATGTCCTCGCCGATCTTCGGGAGCAGGACTTTGTCGATGATGTAGCGGGTGATCGGCATCTGGTCGGGAGTCAGCGACTCGTCGTACAAATGGAACAACCAGCTTTCGCCGACTTCGGCAGGGTTGATGGCGAAGTCTACCTTGTGGCGGTAGTTCGTGATTTTGAGTGGGACGAACTTCGCCCCGCCGCGCGGTGTCCATTCTTTCTTGAACTGCTGGATGACGTGATCCGTGGCCTCGGATTCGACGGCCTTGTACTCGGTTACGGCCCGCTTCCAGTTCAGATGCTTGGAAGTCGTGAAACCCTGGTAGAGTTCCTGCAACACGTCGAGGTTGTTGCCTTGCGACAAGTACGGGCCGAGTTCCGCCTTAACGTCGTCCACCTCGATCGTCGGGGTGGTGGCCATGACTCCGGACTGCAGGAACGTAGCGGCGGCCTGGTTGTGGACCAGGCCCATGTTGGCCTTGAACGTGCCGGCGCCCTTGATGAACCGTTGTGCAGCGTTGGCGGGCTGCTCGATAGCCGGTGCGGTCTCGGCGGATTCGGCCAACATTGCCAGGTCGTTCTGGAGTTGTTCGATCCGGCTGGTGAAATGCGTTTCGACTTCTTGGCGAGCATGATCGAGAGCGGCTTCGAACAGTTCGGTAGTGCTATCGTCGGCCGAGGAGAAGGTTTTACCCTTCAATTTCTCGACGAACTTCGCCCCGAAGCGTTGCGTCAACTGCTGCTCCTCCTCCGCGGAAAGTACGACTTTCCCCTGGTCGTCGGTTGACAACTCCTTTTTCATAAAGTTGGCAACCAGTTTACCCATTTGGGTATTGGAGAGAAATTTTTTAAAATCCATATCCTTGAAAAATTAGTGGTTGTACTGTGCACGGATCGCGGCGTTTTCGATGCACTCCGGGAGCGTCATTACGCCGTTGATGAGACCGAAGGCTTGCGCCTCGGCCGGGTGGAACATGGCGCCGGTGAATACGCCGGCGGCGTCCTCCTTGATGTCGGGTCGGCCGGCTTTCACGTCTTGGTGGAATTGTGCGACGTTGTAGGAAAGATTTTTTTTCAGCAGAGTGTTGTCCCCTTCGAGGGCCATGCGGTAGTCGAGGTTTTTATCGGCACTTTCGTCCGCGTAAACTGTGATAACCGTGTAGCCCTCCTTCTCCATTTTTCCCGTCTCGTCTACAATCTGGTAGAGTCCGCCGATAGAACCGACGGCCGAAAGGAGATTGTCGCAGAAAATCGCGTCGCATTGCGAGGCGGCCCAATATGCCAGGGAGGCGCAGCAATCGACATGCGCGAGAATCGGTTTGCCGAGGGCTTGCACATGGTGGATCGCTTCTTTGAGCACGGCAATAGCATTACCCGCGCCGCCGCCGGAGTCAATGTCGAGAACGATTGCCCCAACCTCCGGGTGGTTCGCTGCGGTCAAAATCGCCCTGGCATAGGTGATAGCGCCGGTGGTAAAACACGAGTCGTATTTGGTGATAGTCCCGATGATCGGAATAACGGCGACCTGCTTGGCTTTGGCTTCGTTGCCTATTGCGGCGGAGAATTGTGCCTCGGAGGTGGAGAACTCGAACACCGGGCGGATAGCAGCTTCGGTGATTTTCTCGCCGCGCAAAAACGATAACGCCACCGGAAGCAACGATTCGTAGTCATGTACGAACCATTGCCCCCGGCGCACGTCAGATAGGAGATGAAGGGTGTTTTCAGTTGTCGGGATGCGAAACATTTGCGATCTTTTTCGCAAACTTACTCGCAGTCGGGCGCGATAGAAAGGACCTTTTTAGTGGCTTTTGGGTGGGATTTTGTTTTGTATTCGACGGTAAATTCGAGCAGATCGCCCTCCTTTATCAAAGGCCGGGCCGGCATATCCTCCGTGCCGATGATGTAAAACGAGTCGCGGAGGCGCACCTTTATAATGCACGGATCATGCAGAAGGGGTACGTCGTTTAGGAGTTTCGCCGATACCTTCGTGTTCCAATAGAGACCGTTGTCGTCCTCTTTGGATGTAATGTCGATTGTCCGCGGGCTTGTTTTGGAAAGCGGTAGTTCCTGGAAAAATCCGGACGTGTCGTTCCATGCTTTGACTCCGATCCGGGCGATAAATTTCTGTGGCATTTTTTTGACAGTTAAATTGACAAAATCGTGATGCAAATTAAAATATTTTAATAAGGGGCGCGGCGACTACTTTTTCGGCGGCGTTGGTGGTTCTATCTGGCTGAAATGGTAGCGGGCTTTTCGAAGGATAATATCAGCCTTTCGGCGGATTGCGGATAGCGATGTACGATAGGTCCGTTTATTCAGCGTGTCGGCGTAGTCGGCGGATACGAGGCGCCGCGATACGACGAACGCTTCGATGATGTCTCGCTTCGGCATTCCGGCCTGGATGCCTTGCAGGTAGTAGGTGTCCAGGTCGATGTTGAACAGCGCGTCCAAAATCATGTTGAGCCGTTTGGTGTCTACGTTAGTGAAGTAGATATACCGGGTCATTGCGGCGTAGGTTGTCTGGTGGCGTGGGAGTACGAGCGTAGCGGTCAGCGGGTCGTCCGGGCGGTCGTCGGGTTTGTCGCTGACTTTGTAGAGTCCTACGGCCATGCGGCCGAAGTCGTTGGCGAGTGTAATGCGGATTGGCTCTCCGGGGCGTGCGTCGAAAAGGTAACGCAGATAGTCGTAAGCGAGTTGGTCGTCGGGTCTGAATTTTATTTGCATAGTCGTAAAGGATTTGCGGTTCGTGTTCTCACGTACATAGGGTCGAGACGCACGAGGGAATCCTTGTAAATTTCGAGGATAAGCCAGCCGTCGGGATCATTGAAAAAACCGTGATCGGCGAGGCATTGGCAAATATCTATGAACCGGCCGACACCTTTGGCGATAGAGTCGATGCGGGTCCAATGATAGGGAGCAAAGCGTAATAACCTCGGCACGAGTTTCGTCGTGTAGACTTCGAGTTCTTCCGGGGTAATTTCTTCAATTTCTACCATAGTGATATGTTTTTCTGACCTACATGACCTACACGACCTACAAGCCTAATAATCAATATTTTGTAATAATGTATTTTGTAGGTTTGTAGGTTGTAGTATCAAAATGTAGGTTTGTGTGTAGGTCGTTGTAGGTCGGTTGTAGGTTTGTGCATTTGTTTCATCTTGTTGATTTATAGCGGTGTAGGTCGTTGTAGGTCGATTTTCTCTAAAAAGCTAAATTCGCGCGTTATATTTCTACCTATTTTCGCGTTTTGCGCTTCGCTTGGCGTCCTCGGCGGCGCTGTAACCTGGTCGGCCGATGCCTGGCCCGGGACCTACGCGGCTTCGGCCGGAGGCGGGGCCGGAGTGGCGGATAATAACACGGTTGTCCTCGGAGTATTCGCATGGCATCTTTTAAATCTTGTATGGTGATAGCTGCTGCCCTTATGGCGCCCGTTAATTTTGATAGATTGGCCAATATGTCCTTGATGTTTGGAGTAATGTTTTCGGGTGTATCGGCGATTTGCTTGTAGGGTTGGGATTTCCGCAAAATTTCTTGGCTCCTTTCCATTGCGGCCCATAGGTGAAAAATTAAGGCGACAAAAGGTTTCATTGTTGTTTGTTGGTTTGTAGGGTTTCCGCTATCTGTTCGGTGATTTCGCGCCGTTCGCCGGGGATGCAGTCGAGCATCCGCGGAATTTTGTAGAGCGGGTCCGCATGTTCGAAATAATAGGTCCGTTCGAGTTGGTGGTTGTAGCGTTCGATCAGCCGACATGCAGCGTCGAGAAGTGAGACTGCATCCGCGATACCGTGCAATTTGTGGCCGTCTTTTATGCGGTGGTAGAGTTGATCCACCCGGTCGAGGAAGCCCTTGGCCGTTTCGGGGTTGTACCGCGCGAATATCCGGTAGGCCGGTTCGGCCACGGAGAAAATAATCCCCTCGGCTTGCAAGAACCGCCGCTTGATTGTGTGTCGGAATTGTCCGGCTCTCTCCAGTTCTTCCTGGATGTCGCACATGATGTACGGCAGCAGTTGAATAAGCACGAGCATATCGACGGCCGTGTTCGCCATGCGCTGTTCGACCTCGGTCGGCCGCTTCGGGAGCCGGTGCGGTATCTTGGCCTGCTGGGCCATACGCCGCCGCAGCTTCATCGCTTCAATTTTGGGGGTTCTGTCCTCTTGCATACTTTTCGGGTGTTATGCTGCCTTGCGGCTGGTTTCTGTTTTTTCGAGTGCTGCGGCCACGGCTTCGCTCCATGCGGTCGCTACCTGGGTTACTACCGCGTTCCCGAGGTATTTCTTTTGCTCCTCCGAGGTCCCGACCAGCACGTAGTCGTCGCCGAAGCCTTGGATGCGCTTCATTTCGGGAATCCGGAGCATTCGCATTGTTACGTCCACAATTCCGTAGAGGATGCAGAACTCCTTGACCCGTACCATTGCCGGACTGTCGTCGGGGCTGATGCGCCAGGCCGGGATGCCCTGCTCGACCGATACCAGGTACGGTGGGCGTTTGTCCATTCGGGCAATCAGAGTAAAACACGGGGCATCCACGGAACCGCCGGCGGACCGGTATTGTGGGTTCATCAGATAGTGGGCGTTTACGAGGCGTTGTTTGGGGGTTGTCATTATCGTTCCGCTCGGTTCATCCACGCTGGAGAGTTGTCCGCCCCCGGAATAATAGTTTGCGATAAACGGTTGTACCAACTGGAAGCGGTCTTTCGTCGTCAGCGTCGGCGCAGGTCGCTCGATAGAGGAGTTAAAACCGTTGCCATAATAGGCCGAAACGAAGGCGTGATGATCGACCGTCGTAATGGTTCCGGCCGGTCCGGTAACGGGGATGTTCTTGCCTTGCGGCTGGCCGCTGAACTGCTTTGAAAGGAAATCCACCCGGGCCACACCGAGGCGGTTTTGTGTCGCCACGGTCGGACACGGGGCATCCAAACTTGGGGCGATGTATTTTCCGGTGTTCTGGTTCCGGGAGTTCCACTTCACGAGGAAGGCGTCCTCGCCGCCGGCTACGAATTTCACCAGTCCCGCGTGGATGCGGTCGAGGGTTGCGTCCACGAGCGACTTGCTCCGGGTAAAGATCGACTCCCCGCGGTCCTCAAAATTCAATACCTCGCGCACGGCTCGCCACGGCTTCAGCCCTTCGGAGAAAAGGTCGGCGACCGGATTTTTTGCGTGCGTCTGCTGCGGCCAGGCTATCGGCAGCTCGGGTCGTGCAAATTGCCCGAAATACCGCACCCGGGAGGTGTAGGCTCCGAAGTCGGCCGAGTTGAGCACGCGGTGTTCGAAGTTGTAGCCGTATTCTCGAACTTGCTGTACCCAGCGGCGGTAATAGATGCCCTTTTTGTCCGGTTCGGGAATCCATACCGGGCCGATGGATAATACCTGCCGCTTTTTGTCGCGCTTGATATTGAGCGGGCAATATTCGACCCCGGTTTTCGGGTCGCTGACCTCCTTAACGATCAGCGGTCCCCACTCCATGAACTCGACGACGTTTTCGATGTGGATGTAGTCGGGTTGCAGAATTTCGATGTAGCGGTATAGATGCTCGGCCAGGGTCCGGCTGTCAGCGTCGCGGCTCGTGCCGCCCTTTGCCCGCGAGTGGTTCGTACATTCGAGCGAGGCCCAGAGCACGACCTTCGCTTTCGGATAGCGCCGGCGCTCCCGTTCGATGCGGGCTTTCAGCGGACCGAGGGGCAGGGTCCGGATGTCCTCGGTGAAATGAAGGGCGTGCGGGTGGTTTGCAGCGTGCGATGCGATAGCGTTCGCGTCGTGATTTACACACGCGATTACCTTCGCGCACTTCCGGCCACGGAGGCGAGCACGTTCCACGCCCGTCGAGGTTCCCCCAGCGCCGCAAAATAGATCTATGTATAAAATTCGGATTGCCATTTTTAGAAAAGTTCGGGTTGTTCGTCTGGTAGCAACACGCCCATCCGCCGGAGGGCGTAACGGAGCGTATAGCCGTTGTTGGTGTAGTTCATAGCCATTTGATAGAGTTTCGGATGCAGGTTGTAGAGTACGCGAAAGCGACACCCCCCCCCGAGGTGGGCGCCGAACCCGCAGAATACGCAGCCGGTTCGGGTGATACCCGGCACGTCGTAGATCGGGCAATAGAGCACGTCAAAACGGCGGATGTAGTCCCAGCAATCCGTGTCCGTCCAGATCGACAACGGGGCGCTGTGAACCTTTCGGGGATCATCCGAAAAGGTGTTGCACGCGCCGCGGGTCAGATATTGCCCGGTTCGTAGATCGCTTTCTCCGGCCATAGTTCCCACCATAACAACCGCGCTGCTGTTTCTGCAAAATTTGCGCATCGGCCCCTTCTTCAGATGTTCGCAACACTTATGCGATACTTCGTAAGGTTCTGTGATAAGGTAGCGCCATTTTTGGGAGATTGTTGCTGAACGGTTTTTTCCGCCCTCCAGTCGTCGATGGAGTGTCTTTTCTCCTTTACAATGACGTACCTCGTAGATGCCCTGCGCTTGCTCTTTACTGACGAGCGGAAAACCATACCGGGCTATGACCTCCCGCGGGGTCATGGTCGGCCGAATAATCGTTACGTTCTCGGTGTGCCGCACGAACCGCACGATTTCCGGGTACTCGTTACCGGTTGAGCAGAACACGCCCGGCATGTTTGGATCGACAAACCGCCGGACGATTTCGAGTAACACGGTCGAGTTCAACCCGCCGGAGAAGGACACGTAGGGCGTGCGGCCGTGCTCTTTGCAGTAGGCCACGAACGCCTCCACGGCGTAGCAGGTGTGGTCGATCTTTTGGTTGAGCGGCCACGCCTGCCGGGCGCGTAGGTCGGATAGAGTAAGCGATTTCATTCGCCGAAATATTTTTTACAGTTGCAGGGTATAATAGTATGATTCGCCCATTCGCGTTGAAAGCGTTTCCAGTTGTTGTCGCGTTTGCCTTCTTGGTCTCGGTACAACATGGCGAAAGGTAGAAATCCAGCCTTCCAGGCTTCGCCCAGCCGTTTAATGGCTTTCTCCTCGGTATCTCCTTTGTGGCCGATCAACACGTAGCAACGAAGGGCATGGGTTGCTTTGGAAAAGCCGGCGTTAAAAAGCATTTTTCCCGCTTGGACGAGCGGTTCGAGTTCGCTCGGTCTGTCGTAGGCGAAATATAGGGTTTTCGGTTTCAGAGCGTGAAGCCGACCGGCCATGTCGGGCGTCATAAGTGCCGATTCCAGTCCGCCCGTGAAACGCGGGCGATGCGGTTGCCGGGCCAGCATTGTGAATACCTCGTCGATGTGGCCGGGTGAGCAGGCGAGCAGGTTGTCGTCGGCTACGATCCAGCCGTCCGTTACGGGGAGTTCCCGAAGTTGGTAGCCCTCCCGTTTCGGCACGGTGCAGAACCAGCAGCGATTCGGACAACCCCGAGAGGTAATGACATAGCCGGGCTTCATGTACATACCCGGTACGAAATCTCCGCCGGGTTCATTGTATGCTGGGCCGCCGACCTTTACCGGCGCGACTGCGGACCATTGTTTCGCAGCCCATTCCGCCCAGGGGATGTCCCATGTGAAGGTTACCGAAATGTGTACCTCGTCGGCCTCGTCGAATAGAGAGGGGGTCGTGTGGATTCGGACGAGATCGTCGTTGGGCGTCGCGCTTGTTTTGGACGGAAATACTCGGATAATTCGTGGTTCCATGTTAAAATAATTTTTGAGTTCTGACCGGCGGTTCGTAGTTGCACCAGATGCACTCCTGCATGATAGTTCCGGAGCCGTTCTTGATTCCCGAGCGGATGTTGTTACGCTTTAACGGAAATCGCACGATGCGCCAGTCGCCGTATAATTCATTCAGAAGCGGACAATCGTAGCCGCTGACCATTGCTTTCCCTTCGATCCGGTGGAGCCGGTCGGCAAGTTGCCGATGCTGGTCGTCGGTGAATTCAAAGCAGTAATCGTTCTCCGAGTTGCGGCACTCTTGCGGGTATGGGGGATCGCAGTAAAAAAAAGCACCGGGGAAATCGAGTGAGTCGATGCAGTCTAAAAAATCTCGGTTCGTAATCTGAAAATTTTTACGAATTTCTGCGGCGACGATGTATAGCTTTTCCACACCATTGATCCATGTCGATAGATGCGCCCCACCGCGGGCATTCATGACCGACTTCGATAGATGCCAGCCTCTTTTCTGCTGCTGAATACCCATTCCGAAAAATGACTGCCGGGCGCGGACATAAAATCGGCGGGCACGTTCTACCGGTGCTATGTCGGGCTTTTTCCCCAGACAACGATCAAATTCTTCTTCCGCGTGGGGTGTGAGCCGTAGCGCCCGGACGAGTTCTTCTTCGTGATCGCGTAGTACCTCGAAAAAGTTGGTAATTTCTCCGTTTATTTCGTTCGCGGTTCGGATCACGTTGCCGGGGTAGTTGATCGCTACGGACATTGATCCGGCGAACAGGTCCACCAGGTGCGTGAACCCCTCTGGAAAATTTTCGTAGAGGTGTTCGAGCCAGGTGAACTTGCCGCCGAAATAATTGAAGGCAATCTTTTTGCTTTTGTTGCCGCTCATCGTTTTGTCAAATTATAGAACCGACGTTCGGATGTTGTCAGTTCGGGTAAAAACTCGAAGCAATACACCCACACAAAGGGGTTCTTTTCCCAAATTCCGGGACCTTCGAGCATTTCCATAAGAGTTCGAAAACTTGTGCGGGCATCGCTGCAATGTGGATAGCCGTCTACGAGTTCTTCTTTGGTGAAATGTAGTTCCGGGCAATAGTGGACGTAATGCCCTTCAATGGAGGTAAAAGGTCGTACACCTTCTCGCTTTGCAGCTTCTTCGGTGATGTCTTGGAGCCGTTCGCCGTGCTTGGCCGTTATCCGGAGGAAGTAACGGGCCAGCCGTGCCGGCATGGACTGTTTATTCCGCCAAAACCCGGGTTTGTCGAGGTAGTCCCCATATTCGAGTTCTTGCAGTTCTTGGATGTCCTTCTGGTCGTATTTATAGAATACTCTGTCGTGCCCCAGAGGGTGCAGAATGTACGGCTCCTTGATGTAGATAATTTCGCCGACCTCGTACCTTGGTCGCACGATGCGACGGCGTGCCAGAAGGTCTACGCGGCTTCCGTCTGGTAGTACGAAATCGCCCCGAGCGTTCCGCAAATAATCATCCGGCTGTGGGTCCGTCAATCGGCGCGTTTCCGTCTTTTGCCGAGCGACGACCTCGCGCTGCAATTCTTCGATAAAACTTATGCTTTTCATTGTTGTTCCTCCAATTCTTTGATTTTCTGAATGAGGTATTTATACATTTCGCAGGCGGCGTCGAATGCCTCTTTTGCCGTTTTGAACCGGTAACCTCCTTTTCGGCCCTCCGGATATATTCGATAACGCCCGATCTCTGGAGCATAAAAATCCTTCATCGTTTGAATGTCTATGCAATGATTGGCGCGGGGTTTTCCGCTGGTGAATATGATCTTCAGACGTTCGAGTTCTGTGGTGCATTTTTTGAGTTTATCTGTGTCCCGAGGTGTTCGAGGTGCAACGAGTTTGAATTTCATTGTTGCCCTCCTTTCTTTGCAAGCGCCGCCATGAGTTTCTCGGCATGATCCACGGCCAAAGTGTAGGGGTCGCGGCATTCGGATTTATTGACCAATTCCGGGAGCAACAGCGCCGCCGCAAACTCTAAAAACGCTTTGCTGTTTGGTGTCTCGATGTTCGACCACGGTCCAGCCGGTGCATCCCCGTTAATCATTTGGCCGTCGCCGGTCAGCAGCCAAAGTTTGCTTACCTCGGGGAACTTGGCAACGATCCGGTCCGCCACGTCGAACGAGACGCCGTTGTTCCCGCGCTTGATCTGGTAGAGGTTTTCGCCCCGGGCCAACCCGATATGACGGGCGAAGCCGTTCGTTGTCATTTGGGCCATTTTGATTACGGCCTCGATTCTTTCCCAGCACTCCCGTTTCTGGTTTTTGCTTTTTACGTTTTCCTTGTACATAGGATTGATATATTTGTGATTAAAAAGGTTTGTCCTCCGCGTCCGATTCCGGCGCCGGTTCCGAGTCGTCCCCGGTTCCATAAGCAGACATGGATAGGCTTATTTCGTATTTCTCCTTCAGCAGGGTGTAGTCGAACACCATGGCCGACGTAACCTTGCTTTGCGCTCCCTCGTTCTCGTTAATGCCTCCGCCGACCCCCAGGTGCGGGAGGAACCGGACGCCGGATTTCGTACCCATGAACTCGTCGGATTTTTTCAAATACTCTTGTAGGGATGATTTTGGCAGGTAGCGCACACCGAGGGTTTTGCTGTGCATTGTATAGAGGTCCGCGGCGGGGCCGAAATAGAGGAGCAGATATTCGCGGCCGTCCGGCAGTTCCTTCCGTTCATTTTTCTTGGCAAAACACCACTCCGGTCCTGGTACGATCTTGTACTCGGCCTTCATCTGGATTTTTCCGAGGCTTGCGAGCGAGTCTATGGCCGCCCAAAATCCCGCGAGTTCGTTCGTTTGTTCGGCCTTCTCGTTCTGTATCTGGCAGAGCCGCGCGGCGATTTCGAGGGTTTCGGCATACGTGAACGGAAGCGGCAGGGACGTTTCGAGGATTCGAAGCGTGGCGAGCAGGCTGCTCCAGTTCTGGAGTATTCGGTCGATCACGCCGTGCGTCCGTGCGCGGAGTTCGGCATTTGTGAGGTCGTAAGCATCCCGATACCCGATTTTGACTTTGCGGCGTTCGCGGAGGATTTCGTGCGTTAGGTGCGAAAGGCCGCGGTTGCACATGATTTTGAATTGCTTGTAGCGTTGTTCCTCCTCTTCGGTGTGCTTGGACTGGTAGAAGGTCAGCATGACGATTCGGGACATGAGGGCGTTGTCGGATGTCGTCATTTCCTGGCCCGTCAGCACCAAGCCGCAACTTATCGCCGTCATGGTGCGCTTCTTCTTGCCGTCCATGCTCATTTTGCTACGGCCGCTATTGTCCCAGATACCCTTCAAGAACTCGATTTTTTTCGGGTCGATGTCCTCCTTGAACTCGTCGATATGCACCACGGCGTTCGAAACCTCGGCGATTGCCTCGCCCAGCGATGCCTGTGTCGCGTTTCGTAGGTTGATCGACTCGGCGTTGATCTGGAACGGGGCCACGATTGCGCGGGCCATTTGGGTCTTGCCGGTGGACGGAGGGCCGAACATGTCGAGAATTGGCATGTTCTCGATAGTGCTGCGCACGATGTCCGAGAATAGGGTGGTGAAGTAGAAGCAGAGCGCGACCTTGGCGTTGTCGCCGAACACGTCGATACATTGCCGGGCATATTCTTCGAGCGTTACGGTGTTCTGCTGCACGTAGACGAATTTCCGGTGCAGGTTGTAGGTGGTCGTGTCCTCGCGGTTCTCCTTGGATGCGGCCGGGAGGTAGTAGAGTTTGTCGCCGACCTGGATCAACCCGTAGTCATTGGCCGGGATGAAGGTTTCGCCGTCGAAGGCGCCGTTGCCCCACGCGAAAAATTCGCCCTGCTTCTGCCAGCCGAGCTGTTGGATTTCCCGGGCCGTTGGCGTCTGCTCGTAGATGTACTTTTTCAGTTGAGTGTACTGCTGTTTCGCAACGACCGCCTCGATGATGTAGTTGCCCTTGCCTTCTATGTTCTTCTGGAAATTGTCGAGTGTCGTTACTTGATCTTGGGGCAACGTGATAAGGCACTTTTCATGGTTGGCGTTCTCGATCTCGAACATGCGGTAGGAGGCCGGGCCGTCCCATATCAGCACAATAGGCCGGATTACGAAATTTGTCCATTGCAACGCGCTCCCGACCTTTGCGACCGTTCCGTAGTAGCAATTATTTTGCACGTAGAACCCGTATTTCTCCACCAGGTCGGCTTGCTCCTGTTTCTTTTCGCGGATGCTGTCGAGTTGGCGTTTGTTTTTCAGTTTGTAGTAGGTTTCGTTCCAGATTTTACCCTGTTTGTCCTCCTTCCCGAATTTGTCGAGGTACATGCGGGCCAGCGTTTCATCGTAGGATATGAGCAGCCCGCAGATGTAGTTTATCACGTCGAGCCGGTCGTTCTGGGATATGACGCCCGGCATTTTGCTTTGGTACATGAAATCCACGAAGTCGGCCGTGTTCTGGGCCAGGGCTTCGTCATAGGTGTTCCCTTTGTATTTGAAATATTCGTCGGCGTCTTTGGATTTACCGTCGGATAATGTCATGACGCGGACATTCAGTCCGGCCGCCACCAGCCGCTCTCCGTGGTCTACTATGGCCGTTTGCCCGGCCGGATCGTTGTCGCCGATCAGCACGACTTTCGAAACAATCTTTTTCACGAGGTCGATTTGTTTCGATGTCAGCGCCGTACCCATTGGGGCTACGGTGTTCTGCTGGTCGATGCTCGCCAGCCGGATTACGTCGGGCTGGCCTTCGACGATGTTAAGCAGGTCGCGGCGGGCCGCGATGCGCTGGGCCTCGAAATAGCCGAATAAGGTTTCGCCTTTTTTGAAAATCGGGGTTTCCGAGGTGTTTATGTATTTGGCCGGCTCCCTCCCTTCGGCGTTTTTCTTCGGGTTGATGATGCGGCCGGAAAAGCCGACGAGGTTCCCGGTCCGGTTCCGGATCGGGAACATAAGGCGGCCGATGAAGGCGTCGTAGTAATGTCCGTCCTCGCCGCTCACTTTGATAAGTCCGGCTTTGATAAGGTCGTCGATATTCGCCTTTTTATCCTTTGCATGACGGAGGAGGGCGTTTTTGTGCGGGGCGTAGCCGATCCCCCATTCTTCGATGATCGCGTCGCTCCAGCGCTCCTGCGCGTATTTCTGGGCGGCCTCGGATAGTTTGTATTGGTCCCGGAAAAATTCGGCCGCGAAATCATTGGCCCGGAATAATTGTTCGCGTTCGAAGCGTGCAGCCAGTTCCTCGGGGGTGGGTTCCTTCTCGTCCCATTTGATGCCGTACATATTGCCTAAATGCTGGCAGGCTTCCACGAAGGTCAGCGTCCGCCGCTCCATTATGAAGTTGATCGGTCCCCAGGTTTTGCCGCACCCGAAACAATGTGCGATGCCCTTGGCACTCGATACTTTGAAGGAGGGCGTTTTTTCTCCGTGAAACGGGCAACAACATTCATATACGGAACCGGCCCGTTTCAGTTCGAGGCCGTCGTCTTGGAGCACGCGAACGATGTCGAGGTCATTTAATTGGTCTATTGCTTCTTGTGGTATCATTATTTCCGTGTTGTGGAGTGGTCCCCCTCGGACTCCCCCCCCCGATTGTGTTTATAGGGTTTTTTCGATATGCCGCACGATCTCGCCTGCTCGTTTGTATTGTTCGTGGGTTTCAGAGTGCCGTGCTGCATATCCTGCGGGCATCCCTTTCTGAACCATTCCGACGCGGTAGGCTGTCAGCGCCCGGCGGATCGTTTCGAACTGCTCTTTGTCGAGGTCCATTATGGCGTAGCGGTTCTGGTTGTCTTTGTCGCAATACATGGCTACGCGAATTTGAGTTTTACCGCGTGGTTCTTCGTGATGATTTCGGCCAGTTTCGGGCGCTTCCTTGCCGGGACGGCCCGATAGCCGCGGACGTATGCCATTGCTGTCGTGGTCGTCGTGAAAAGGTTCTTGCTGATAAGGCCGAGCAGCCGGGCTTGTGCCTCCGGGTCGAGTTCGGTCCACAACTCCTTCAAAGTTTTTTCTTCCATTGTGGTATAATTATTTATTTGAATCAGTAGTTGAAAATAAGATATAAAAATGCGATGGCTACCTTTCCCATCGTATGAATTAGCAGTCCGCAAGTAGAGCGGCACTTTGAAGCTCTTTGAATATTTGTTTTTTCGTTCAGCCAACTGAATAGCGCTTCAATGGGTTCCCTGACAGATGAAACGGCTTGAGAATAAATGTCATCAGCGGCCTTGTTTCTCTGCTTCTCTTCTTCAGGAGCCCCTTTGATTGACTTGACGGGAGCGTAGAACTCATTGGCCTTATCGCGTCTTTCCTGCTCCCAGTAGTCATTGCTTCGGTATATCTTGTCAGCGAAGATCTTCTTGTTGAAAAGATCCGGCATGCATTCGCTCTGGAAGACCTTCAGGTCATTCTCGGAGGCAGGAGAGAGCGCTATCTGGCACGGATGAGGAAGATGCCCTTTCCTGCGATATCCTACCATGTGAAGCTTTAGTCCATGATAGTACAGGTTCTTGGTGGAACAGTATCCTTTGTCTGCGATATCTCTGGCGACCTTGCCTGTACGGTTTCTTCCGCAGCATGTGATTATCGGCATCGAGTCAACAATCACGGTATCATCCTGACAGTCAGAAGGCCTGAACATCCTTAATAACTGCGAGGACAGTTCCCTAACAGCACCGGCCATCCTGTTGAGACGGTAATTGAATGTCTGATAGGACACCAGGTTCGGGAACCAGTCGCGCAAGTACTCTTTAGCGAAGTTGTGAATATCCTTGATGAGGGTGTACTTCTGCTCATGACCGACAAAGAAATAAATCGTGAGGATTTCCTCGTCGGAGAACAACGGTTTCGAATTATTGCTGTATCTTTGGCAATGGTATTTGAGGCTTTGTTCGTACATATCGCAGATATACATATAGATTTTTATTAGTCTATACTCTTTGTCCTTGGGAATCATAACAAGCAAAAAATAGGGGTATTTTTTTTACTTTAAGTTACTGATTTCCAAGGATTTTGCAAGTATTTTCATCCCTTGATTTTCAAATATTTACAACTAATTCCGAGGCTTAAATGACCTCAGTTAAACTTATAAATCACAGCAGTTCAACTGCTGATTGGAATTATTTATTGATTATCCGGTTGTTGAGACTGCTGGCGTGGAAGCGGAGGTTGCTACTCCAAAGTTCCAGATCGTACTCTGTTTCGCCGTAAAAGTCAATCTTGCGATATTTTTCGTTGAATTGTTCCAGGGCCTCGCAGGCTGTTTTCATAATGTGGATTATTTCTTCCGGTGTGGGTGTCGGTGTCGTTTTCATGTCTTGTTTTTTTAAGTATTCGTAAAAATCAAGGAGGGCGCCCGGCTCGGCCAGTCAAGGGGACAGGCCCCTCCTTGTTGCCTCGGCGGCCCTCCCGGGTGGCGTTGGCTGTGAGTGCGTGGTTATGGCTGCATCCTAATCTCGGGCACTCGTTTCTTTGACCGTTTTGTTCGCCAGCCGGACGGCGTTGGCGAAGTTCAGCACGTTGAGTACGTTCGGCCAGATGTGCGCCTCGTCCCATGCAAAAATTGACATGAAGGAGAGGCAGAAGTAGAGCACGTAAATCTTGTGGCGGGCTGTCAGCGCCATAAATTCGCGCCCCAGGGCGACGGTCATAATCCGGCGGGCCTTGCCGGCGATGTTCTTTTTGGCCTTCGTAACGTCCGGGAACACCGGCGTATAGGTTTGGGCCTTCTCAATACTTGTGTACATAGAGTTGAGTTTTTTGGTTAAATTTTTAGTACATTTGTAATTACAAGTGCGTTACGTTTGTGATTACAAATGCAAATATAAGTTATATAAAACTTATATACAAGTTTTATTCCAAAAAGATTTAAAATAAATTTGATATGTTTGATTTTAAGGAGTTTAGGAAAATAAATAATTTGAAACAAAGTGACGCAGCGGCCTATTTAGGATGTGCGCAAGCCTTTATTTCGCAGATTGAACGAGGATTGAGTAAAGTCCCAGAAGATTTTATAAGTAAAATAAAAGCGGATGGGAAGTATAGAATTCCAGAGGAAAAAAAAGACCAAGAAACCACTTTAACAAATGGTGATGTTAGTATGTCCCGCGAGGTTTTCGATAAAATGTCGCAGCTTATCGACACGGTTTGTTCCCAGCAGGGGACGATAGCCGATCAGCAGAAATTAATAACCGAGCAGCACCGGACGATTGATCGCCTAACCTTTCCGGTGGAGTCTGTCGGTGTCCGGCCGGCCGAAGATGCCGGATGTGCCGATGTCGGATAATCTGCTTCGGGTTAGTGGAAAAAGTTATACCTAAATATTGATGGGAGTTATTTTCTGTATTGTTGCCGTTATTGGAATTGTGGGGTTTTTTATATCCATTAATTCAACAAAGGCTAAAACGTCGGGGAAAGTTGATCCCCAAGCGAAAGAGCGGTATGATCGTGCGTGGGACTCGTTTAATGCCCATTCTCACGTAGAAGCGGCGGCGTCTTCATCGCAATTATATTGGGAATATCCGATTGTTGGTATGAAGTACCGTAAATTATCTCACCAAGAACTTGAAAGTTTTTATTGTGGCACGCTGAAACATGATAAGAAAAATAAGCACGACGACTTGGCAATTGGTGTGTTTAATGAGAATGGGCGGTGTGTTGGATATATTCCTGTACCTGAGAATGAGGAAATATACGAGGCAATGCAAGAAGCCGGCGTTGATGAAGTTGATGTGATCGGCAGTATAGAAAAAAACTATGATTGTGGTTATATGTCTTGGGTTGGTCGTGTATATATAAAAAAAGAGGTTCTGAATTTACCAGAATCTTGACTTGCCCCGGGACAGAAACGGGACAAAAATAAGGTTTTTAACTACTTTGTAGATTCGTATATTATTGAAAATCAGTAACGAATTTCGACGGTTTTCGGGCGTTTGATTCCCCTATCCACTACCAAACTGACGGCTGCACGCAAGTGCGGCCGTTTTTTTGTTTCGGATCACCGGGGGCTCCCCGGCTGTTTTAACCCCTGTCGCCTTTTCCTCCGGTCTGTTCCCCTCTGCGCGCCGATTCTGTTCGTTATTGAAAAAGGCCTGTTGGTGATGATTGTCCCGGGGTTCGTTGAATTAATTTGCCGCCGTCGCGCCAGTCCTCTATTTTTGCTTCAAAATTGCAAATAGAGTTTTTATTTTAATAGTATGATTATGAAAAAATTAGTGTCTATGACCATGGCTATGGCCATGATGGCTGCCCTCTTCGTGGCGTGCGGGGATGACGGAACGGACGATGAGACGCCCCCCCCCGCTGTTCCGACTATCGCATTGGACGGCGGTGACATCGACCAGCCGCAGGAGATCACGAATCCGATGTCGGTCAAGATCGGCGTGACGGCTCCCGGAGCGATTGCGGGCTTCACGGTTACGATCGACTCGCCGGCTCTGACGGCCGAAATGCTCGCAACGGTAGGTTTGGCTACCGAGCTGAACCTCGTGAATCCCGGCAGCATGGCCGAGGCGCTCGGTGCGCTCGGGTTCCCTTCGGGGGAGGCGGTTTCGGGCAAAACGGCCCTGACGTTCGATATTTCGAAGCTTGTTCCGATGATCGCGCAGATTTACAATGAAACCTCGGATCACAAATTCATTCTGAAAGTGACCGATGCGAAGGGTAAGAGCACGACCAAAACCCTGACCTGCCACCTGACGGGCAAGGTGGCTCTGGCCTATAACAACGATGCCGATCTGTGGGCCAATACCGCGACCGTTACGGCTGCGAATGTTCCCGATGGCGGCAGCGTGCAGTATCGCGTAAAGGGCGCCGCCGACTGGACCGACGCCGTGCTCGTCGAAGGTTCGAAATACCGCCTCGCTCCGGTTTACGAAACGTCGAAAAATGCGGCGGGACTCGATGTTCATACGATTAAGGCCGGTACGGGCGTTTTTGCCGCCACGACCTACGAAGTTCGTATCGCAAAAGACGGGCAGGCCGTCGACAGCAAGGAGTTCGCCACGGCGGTCGGGGATAAGATTCCCAACGGCGACATGTCGGGCTGGTCGAAGAAACAGATGACTACTGACGGCAAGACTTTCTGGCCGATTACTTATCCCAATGCCGAAGGTAATAGTGTATGGGACAGCGGCAACAATATGTTCCTCGAACAATACAACGATGACGGCACTCCCACAATCTTTACGCCGCTCTGCCGTCAGGATGAGACGGAGCCGGGGACGGCCCGTTTGCAGGCCCGTATGGTCCTTGACTTTGTTTTCGCTCCGGGAAATATGTTCACCGGCGATTTCAATTATTCGGGCTTCTCCGGGACGGTCAATTTCGGTAAGCCTTACGCCTGGACGGCCCGTCCGCGTGCTCTGAAAGTGCGTTA